ACATTTCTTACTGTCAATTCGTAATACAGATAATTGAGTGTTATTGATAGCACGCGTTTTAGTTTTGGTTTTTCTCGATTTCAATAGATTTTGTAAGGCTGTATTCTTCTTAGTCTTCTTTTTGGTAATTTTTTTCAGTTTTCCAGATATCACAATTTGGCCATCTGCATGCAGTTCACGAATTACTCGGGATATACTTTTGAATGCATTTTGTAACACTTCGGGAGATTTGGCGCCAATAATTTGTACATTACCAGATTTGTTAATGTTGAGGGTGTAAAACTTTGTAATCCCATCCGCACTCTCCTTGTGTGCGTAAAGCATGGGAGTAATTTCAACTTCATATGAAGTTCTATACGTATCAGATAATTTCCTCTGTAACATGTTCATATCCCTAAATCCCCCATTTATATTGAATTGACCACTGAGATTGTTGAATTCAAATTCATTGGAGAGGAACGATTGATTGTCCGTATATTTCTCAACAACAAATTTACGAATGAGCTCTGGTTGGTTGGCAATGTCAGTACCGATAAACCCACCAGAGAATCGAACTTTACCATTTCTAAAAAAACTCACTGTAGCACCTTTAGTCTCTACATTGTTAGAAACCTCTAAACCAAACTGTACGGTACTAAATGGTTTCCTAATATCACCCTGTGGACCAGCTTCCTTCGTATGAGAAAAACCCGGTTGAAACTGACCATACTTACCTCGAATGTCCAATGTGTCTATATAAAGACCTTCACCAATAGGTGTTTTATCGAGGGGTCGTTTTAAAAGAAGGGGTTTGAGATCTAAGATTGGTGTTTTACCGAAATTCTTATTGACGAGTGCGTTAAACATACCAAGTTTTAACTCACTGATTTGAAGGTTAGACGCGGGCGCGACACCAAGGAATTCATCGGTGAATGTATCATTAAATTCTTCAGCTAATAGATTATTTACCATTTTTTTGTTATTAGAACTGAGATTGACATCCTTCTCAAATCCATTAGCTAATAGTCTATTTATCATTTTTTTGTTATTAGAACTGAGATTGACATCCTCAAATTCATTAGCTAATGGTGAATTCGCCTCAAATTGTTCGAAAGTACCCCGCTTAGGAGACTCTCGTCGCCTCTCTTGATTCTGGGTTCTGATGTAATTATTCACTACAGGTCTCGATGGCGGGATGACGCGCCTCTGAGGGCTGGGAGTCTCTACTCTGATACCAGATTTTTCAATGAATTCTTGAAATTCCCGATTCATTACTACCATTTACCAGTATTTTTTTTTAAAACTCGTCTGTGAAAGCGAGCGTTTCTTCAATCACATCGAGACCATAAATGATAGGCTGTCTGGGATATAACCGACCCTTGTAGGTAACACTCTCGTTCCTGACCTCAATATCCCGCGTACTGAAGGGTCCCATATAGAAATCTGGGTGAAACTTGTGCTTCCCCAGGTTATTGGATTGACAGTGCTGATTGAATACTGGCACAAAGAGCTTCTGGGGTACAAACAACTCTGTACCATACTCAATGTTCGTAGACTCTAGGAAGTTGGTTAGGGTACTCGCAACCATGGCAACCTGCTTTTGGATAAGTTTGAAGTAGGGTGGTACCACGTTCCAAATGTCTCGATCTCTGTATTTATTCGAATAGTCTAGGTATCCACGGATACATTTGAGTAGGATGGTAGGGAGTTCCTTCTCCAATTTCTTCTCAAGGTTGGGGTCCGCCTCCTGTACTTGTTTGGTGAAGTTCCAAGGGAGGATACGACGCAACACAGATCCAGAGTTATCTTTCCAGTTGGGGATTTCGTTACCACCGAGAACACCGGGCACTTTCCAGTCAATAGAAACCGCAGTCTTATTCTTTACTGCGATTGATACACTCTCACCTGAAACGATCGACTGGAACTCCGCCTGTTCGAGAGCTAGGTCACCCTTGATCTCTGGTGCAATGAACATGAAACTGTCTTTTAGCGCAGAGAGACCGAATTTTCTCTCGATATTGTTTCCCAAAACTCCAACATCCTGGCTCTCGTAGAACCGTTTAAATACACTATTGATGAGTGTAGACTTACCTGATCTCGCAATACCCTTAAAAAATGGGATAATTTGCCAGGAATCGAGATCACCGATATCATAACAGAGACGACCACCCATCACGTATGCCCAATTACACACTTCCTGATCAAACTTTTGATAGTTCAAAACTTTATCAAAGTTGGGGGTGGGGATGTCTTGCCAGTTCTCAATGTGTGAGTAATCATCAAACTGTTGATCGAAGTACTTGCACGAGATGATAGTCGGGTCGAGGCATCGAAATTCCTTACTGTCATAGGGGTAGAAACGACAGTCGTACACACCCCTATCGGGAATCCACTCCTTTCCCACGAACACACCATTCTTGAAAGACCACACGTTACGTCTCTTTTCAATCTCGGGGAATTGGGGGTCGATACACTTTGAAATATAATCAATCACCTCGCGGTAGATAGACCCCTTACTTGTAAAGTTCTTCCAGTTCAAAAACTCATCATCCTTTGGGGCAATATTACGCACAAATGTTTGAATCTCATACTTTAGAACCCAGGCACGAGTACCATACCCCTCGATTGTCTTGATTTCTTCGCAACAGTGATCTTTGTATCGGCGATACCCACATTTAGAAGCTTCGTCGAGGGTGTACAGAAGACACTTCTGGTAAGGAATACAATCCTCCATAGAATCTTCATCCATTGTGGATGGATCAGAACTCGATAAAACTTGGGGAACTGCCATGGGGTTAACAACACGCTCGTACGATATGAAATGACGCCTGATGTTTTCATACCCATCCTTGAGTTGTTTGATGACATTGTTGACACGTTTCCATACAGTGATCCCGTCATCATTTACATCCTTTGATTCAATCTTGAGATCCGCGATACGATTCTTCAGTTCCACTAGAAAGCGTCTCTGCCTTTCCCTTATACCCTTGATTGCCAGAATATCTATTTTACCCGGGAGTGGGTTGTTACCTTCATCCCAATTGTCACTGTGGATAAATTGCCTGTACCCCAATTCTCGGGCATTTCTATAATCCTGGGTCTGGAGATCCCAGTATATTTCAAATTTTCTTACGATATCAATTATTTGTTCTTCATTCATCGATTGGATTTGCTCCTTTTGCAACTCCGCCAGTGCCTCATACCTATTAGGTTCCTTATCGATGAAATGAGTGTTCTCCATTTAATATCATTATGACTTTTTCTTTTAACTAATTTACTCAAGCTTCTAATTTTTGAGTTTTGCCAAAATCTTTATAAGGATTTTGTTTTGCACTTGCATTTGTGTAGAAATCTCGACGAGAGCTGAGCACACAGTGTCCCCATCTGGGGTTGCCATGAGGGAAGTCATCAACCCGATAATATCAGTATCCTCTTCATCAAATTCATCCTCTTCGTCATTGACGGACATTTCTTCCTCTTCTTCAGTCATTTCGTCGTCTGTGATAATTTCACCCTCCTCGATTTCTTCAGGATGATTAGAAGCGGACATTTAATTTAGACCAAGAAAAATTCAAAACGGAATATGCGCGTTTGACCAGAATTAATTTCTCTGCCTATAGTACAACAACTCTCAAAATGGCCGGTGGTCTCATGCAACTCGTAGCTTACGGCGCTCAAGACGTCTACCTTACCGGTAACCCCGAAGTTACCTTCTACCAGGCCAAATACAAGCGCCACACTAACTTCGCGATGGAGAACATCGAGCAGACCGTCAACGGTACTGCCGCCAACTCCGGTCGCGTGTCCGTGACTGTCGCCCGTAACGGTGATCTCGTCGGTGACATGTACATCGAACTCGAGTCGGCTATCGCGGCTACCAAGACTGTCACCGCGGGTGACTGCAACTGGGTCGCGGAGCGTGCGGTCTCTTCCGTCGAGCTTTCCATCGGTGGTCAGCGCATCGACAAACACTACCAGAAATGGTGGCGTTTGTACTCGGAACTCTACCTCGATGAGGCCAAGAAGGCCACTTGGGGTAAGATGACCACTGCCGCGGATACCGGTGCCGGCACTGGTGCGGTGTACCTCCCCCTCGTCTTCTTCTTCAACAGGAACCCCGGTTTGTACTTGCCTCTCATTGCCCTGCAATACCACGAAGTCCGCATCGATTTCGATCTGGCTGCCGACATGGAGACCTTCCTTAACAAGTCCGTCTTCCGCGTGTGGGCCAACTACATCTACCTGGACACCGAGGAGCGTCGCCGCTTCGCCCAGAAGGGTCACGAATACCTGATCGAGCAGTGCCAGCACACTGGTACCGACACTGTTGATGCGTCTGCCACCAAGCAGGTCCGTCTGTCGTACAACCACCCCGTTAAGGAACTGGTGTGGTGCTTCTCCAACACCGCCGCGAAGTCTTCCCTGTGGAACTTCACCGCGAAGAACCTCGCCGCCGAGATTGTCCTCGAGTCCGACCAGAGCGCGATCGAGGCTTCCAACGCGTTCGTCTCCACCTCATCCGCGGGTGTCCCTATGGTGCAAGTTGGTACCGGTGGTGGTTCCTCCGCCTTCACTGAAGAGGCGGCGGGTCAGCTCGAGACCTTCAAGCTTGTCCTCAACGGCCAAGACCGCTTCAAGGAGCAGAAGGGTAAGTACTTCAACCAGGTCCAGGCGTACAACCACCACAGTGGCTGCCCCTACCCCGGTGTGTACTCGTACTCTTTCGCGCTCAAGCCCGAAGAGCATCAGCCCACCGGTACCTGCAACTTCTCGCGCATCGATAACGCGCAGGTTGCCGTCAAGATGGGTGCCGGTACCGCGACTGCCATGCACATGTTCGCCACCAACTACAACGTCCTCCGCATCCAATCTGGCATGGGAGGCCTCGCCTTCTCCAACTAATTTGTTGGTTTCGGTACAGTAATAAATTAAATCATAAATCATTTTTAAAATGCACAAATAATGCTATTTAAAAACGACGAGGCATACTCAACTAGTATGTCTACCCTTGCCACTTGTCAAATTATGTCCCCCATTGTACCACGATCTCGTTTTCACAAAAAAAAGTCTCGTGTAGCCGTACGTGCAAATTATAAAATTACACTCATTACACCCGAAGGTGATGAAACATTCGAGTGTGATGATGATACCTATATCCTAGATGCAGCTGAAGTGGAGGGTCTCGACCTCCCCTATTCTTGTCGTGCGGGTACGTGTTCTACTTGTGCAGCGAGATTGGTGTGGGGTGATATTGATCAAAGTGATCAATCTTTCCTTAGTGAGGAACAGGTGGAAGCGAACTATGTGATGTTATGTGTGGCTTACCCGAAAGATGATTGTAAACTTAAAATCGAAGTTGAAGATGAACTCTTCTAAATTCTAATTCCCATTTAAAAAAGAGAGTCGTATATTTTTAAATGACAATGTTCAAGAAGATAATGGATATTATGTTTAAAACCGAGAAAAAGATGTTAGGACGTTGGAATTTGAAGTCTTGTAACGAAATTTCAACATCTATTAATTCGATTTATCAGAATCGGGATCATTGTGGGGATACTATATGTAAGACACCCAAAAAGGCTTCGGAGTATAAAGTGAAACCTGAGAAACGCTAGAACTTTTTACAACACTTTTTTATCGATTTTCCCGCGGAAGAAAGAGCCTTCTTTGCAGCCTTTGCCGCCTCCCGTGCCCTCCTCGCCGCAGCCTGTGCCGCCGCCCTTGCAGCCCTCGCCGCAGCCTGTGCCGCCGCCCTTGCAGCCCTCGCTGCAGCCTGTGCCGCCGCCCTTGCAGCCCTCGCCGCTGCGAGAGCCTGTTCCCTTGCCCACCTCGCCGCTGCGAGAGCTGCATCTCTCACAGCATAGGCTGCCTTTTTGATTGCTTCGA